GAGAAGTTACATAGCCTACAAGAGTTTTTGGCACCAAGTAACTTCAAGACGTATGATGAACTGAAGGAAAAACTGAACAAGGTTCTTACAGGAACTTCTGTATCAGGAACTGTTGAGTCTTATACATCAAAATCAAAATTACCAGTAGAAACTGTAGAGGTTGATACAAGTGTAACCGATGATGATGACACTTTAGACTATTTTGCTAAACTAGCAGAAGCATAATAGTCATTTTGACAAAACCCCGCTTCGGCGGGGTTTTATTTTACATACCTAAAGTTTTTTCCGTCCAGACACTAAACTCCCAACCCTGTTGTTCACAGAAACTTTTTGCTGCAGCCCACTTAGCAGTATTTCTTCCATATTCTTTAACTTCATATAGATAACCTTTAGTTACTTTCTTTCCCTTTGTTGGTGGTTTAGTTTGTTTCTCTGGTTTAACTTCAATTAACCAGATTTTATAATTTTGGCCATAACGAACCTTTACCCAAAAGTCTGGGTAATATCTGTGCACCTTACCGTCTAAAGGAGAGACATATGGAATAGCCACTTCTTCGCTGGCCCATTCCACAATGTTTTCGTTATTGTCAAAATAACGCATACAACGTCTTTCCCACATGGAACGATAGATAATATTCCGTGGGTTCCCTTTATACTTATCAGGCTCGTTAGGAACAAATCGACCCTTATAAGGCTTTCGTTTAGTGTAATTCTTCTTTTCCATATAAATACTTATGTAATTATTTTGTTTTTATCCAAAAATTTAGGAGATTTTAAAATGGCAGTTGCTGCTAGTGAAGATGCTTATGAGACACATATTTCGTTTGGATTAGACAGCACATCTAAAAATTGGATGACGTTTCAAATTTATAATATTAGAGGACTTGTTGGCGCTTCTGGTTCTGATGTCTCCTTTGTTCCAGCTGTAGGAACAGGCGGTGTAACAACGGTAACTTTGCCTATACCAACAGCACCGCAAGTTACTTATGAGCAGGGTTGGGATAATCAGGAATCAAATAAGGGCGCAGATATATTGAGACAATTTGCCGTAGGCGCTTCTGATAATGCAAATCAAACTCTCAAGGGAGCCAGTCAAGAATTGATTGATTCCGGTAAGGCTCTTTCTAATCTCGGATTCGTCGGAGCTATTGGAGCATTGTTAGACGATCAAGTGACGACGCAAGGAGCATCGGGTATGGCTGTATTTAATCAAACATATGCTACATATGCTGGTCCTGGATTTAGAACATTTAATTATAATTTTTCATTAAAACCAAAAAATGTGGGTGAGGTTAGGGATGTAGATAGTATTGTAAGATTTTTTAAAATAAATTCGGCACCTCGTTCTTATTCTCAAGCAGTCGCTCGTGTATATGGATTGCCTAAAGCCTTTAAAATAAGATATTATAATGGTGGAGGTGGCGAAAGTCCTTGGATAAACAAAGTTGGTATGTCCGCATTGACCTCTATCGGCGTATCTTATGGTGGAGACAGATTTACTACTTTTGAACGTACCAATTCTCCAGTACAAATAGATTTATCTTTAACTTTTAGAGAACTTCAACTTCAAGACGAACAGAGTATTGCTGCAGGATATTAGTTATGTATTTTCAAGGATTTCCTACTATAGATTATGATCCTATTGGTGATGGCAACTATAAGACTGTTACCGACATTCTGACACGAATTAAAATCAAACAAAGTATTAGAGATAATTTAGCATTGTTTTCAAAATATGATATTAGAGAAGGAGAAACACCAGAATCAGTTTCTTTCAAGATTTATGAAAATGCACAGTATCATTGGATTATAATGATGTTTAACAAATACTTTGACCGATATTATGAGTGGCCAATGCCAGTCCAAACACTTCAAAAATATATGATCGACAAATACTCAAATCCAAATGGCATTCATCATTACGAAACTTCTCAATCTTCTGGTAATACTAGAAAAAAGATTATTGTTGAGTTAGCCGATGTTCCTGGAGCTACACCAGTAACTAATTATGAATATGAACAGGAACTTAACGATAAACGCAGACAGATATCTATACTTCAGAGGCCCTACATTGGAATTTTTCTAGAGGATTTTAAAAATTCTTTATTTGAATCCCAACCTTAATTATGATTAATATCTTAGACACTTTAAACGATATAGCTCGTTTAGAATCTGAAACAGGAAATACTCCAAAACCAGGTAGTGTTGATCTAAAGAAATGTCGTATACAACATGGAGATAATGCCAGTTATGATATTTCTCCTTTGGTTGCAGAAATTCATCTTTTTGAAGATATAGAAAAACTTGGTATTTCTGGTTGGCTTCAAATCAGAGATAACATTAATCTTATTCGTAATGGTTTGATTTTAGGAGAAGAATTACTGTGGTTAAAGTTTGAAACGGCTGGAGCAACTCAGTCGGGTCATCCTGAGTTTGCTGTTGATTATTCTACTGTTCCTCTTTATATTCATAAAATTGAAGATATTACTGCTCCAACAATAGGAGAAGGAATTACTACTCAAGCTTTTCTAGAATATAGATTACATTTTTGTTCTACTGAAATGATTACTAATGATAGAATTAGAGTATCTAAAACATATGAGGGAACAATAGACAAGATTATCGAAAATGTGATGAGAAAAGATTTAGGAGTTACTCGAAAACCTATTACTCTGATTAAAACTGAAGATGTACATCATTTTATTGTTCCAAACATGAGACCCTTTGACTTTATTTTATCTATTGCGGACAAAGCAAGAGCACAGACATATCAAGGAGTAGACGGACCACAACCAGCTATTTCCAATAATATGTTTAAAGGAGATCATGCAGATTTCTTATTCTTTGAAACATCTCCTAGATCAGATCAACGGGACGGTGGATGGTTTTTTGTTCCGGTGCAACGACAAGCCATGGCAGACGCCGAAGCAGATTTTGGAGGAGGTGGTGCAGGTGGATCTGATTTACTATTCACACTAAACAACTCTGCAACTACTACCGGCGGCGAAGAAAGTCAACTTTCAGCTGGTGTTAGAGGTTATGCCGCTGTTATGCTGAGAAGTTTAAGTTATTCTTTTGTTACTACAGGAGACAAATGGCTTTCAATTGCAAGCGGATCTTGGTGCGGTAGCGATATACGTTGGGATGAATACAATAAATCATTTGATGTTTACAAATTTGATTATTTAAAACATTTACGAGACAGTAGATATTCTCACGCATCAGAAACCCCAGTATGGTGGCCACCAGATCCAACTTGGAGAAAAATATCAGAGTGGCCAGAAAGTAATGTTATGTTATCTAATTCTGCTCCTAGAGCTTGGGCAAACATAGATAAAAATACTAAATTATCTTCTTATCCTTGGGGAAAAGAAATTCCATCACATAATCTACTCAGAAGGATGCAATTGAGTCATGTGTTAAATTATGAAAGAATAGAGTGTGAGATGTACGGTATTTCGGGATTGCAGATTGGCAAAATGGCCAAAACTGAATTCCCTCAAATTGGTAAAGGTTCAGGAGCTCCAGAAGTTACAGGTATTATAGATTCTAAAGATGTTTACGGAGAAGATAGAAATAATAATACTTGGATGATTACCAAAATAGGACATCACATTAATTTCAGAAAAGATGATTCCGTTTATACGACTACTATGGAACTTGCCAATACCATGAGAACTACTAAAAAAACATTACCATCTTACGGCAGTTTAGCTTCTATTGGTGGACCTCATAGAGGTGAGTTTTTTTAGATAAATCGTCATGTGAGCATATTTGACGAAGTAAAACAATCAGCTGAGGGTAGAGAACTATCAGTTAATTGGTATAGGACAAAAATATCATCTTTGGGAGGAGATAGTAAGGATCCGATAGAGCACATCAATGAAGGCCGCAGTACTATTAGGCATGGATACGGTATTATGAATTTATTTCATTATTTACCTAAGACAGCTGAGAAATTGCCTTTTTATGATGTATTTCCTTTAGTAATACCTATCGAATCCAAAAAGGGAGGATTTTTAGGAATTAATTTTCACTATCTAACAATACCACAAAGAGTCAGAATTCTTAGTATGTTGACTGACGCTTTTGGTGATGAGGAAAAATTAAATTTTACTTGGATGAGTGTATCAAGTAATTCTAAAATAAGACCCATTGTTAGAAGATATAAAACACAAAATATAAATTCCAGAGTTTTAAGAATTTCATTAGAGGATATGTTAATCGCAGTTTTATTACCGGTGCAGAGATTTTATAAAGGACCAATATATTCTAGAACGGCTGTTTCATCAAATGTCGTTTATAGTAACATTAGGAAACAAATGTAGTGTTAAATAGATTTATAAGCACAATTGCAACAAGAGATTTAGCTAGAACTAATAAGTATAGAGTTCAGATTCAATCTCCCTTTGGTAGATCAGAAGCTGTAGAAATGTTGGCTGAATCTGTTTCTTTTCCAGGACAAAATGTAAGAAGTACTCCTGACGAATTGGTTTATGGTCCAGTAAGAGAAATCGCTCACGCATTTACTTATGGTCCTTTCAGTATTACTTTTATATGTACATCAGACATGAGGGAAAAGAGATGGTTTGAAACTTGGCAAGATTTCATTGTCAGCAAAAATTCTTGGGAAGCTAAATTTTATGATGATTATGTCCAAGATATGATGTTATATTCTTTAAATAGACAAGATACTGATGTATATAAAGTTACGATTTATGAAGCTTTTCCGAAAACAATTAACGCTCAGGAGTTTTCGTATGCGTCTAATGATGCATATCAAACTATTACCGTTGAGTTTGCTTATCGTTGGTGGAAAAGCGAAAAGTTAGATTTATCATTAAACCCAGAAGAAAGTGGATCAGGAGTCAGAAATGCTCTTGCTGAACGACCTGAGGCTGAAAAGGGTACAATTCCGCTAACTGTAGTTACACCTGAACCAGATGGAAAAGGATATATGTACGAACCATTTGGTGGAATTCTTAAACCTTCAGTTGTTTCCGATAGAGACTATAAACCAACTCCAGCACAACCCGTTGCAAATGTTCCGGATGCTTTTGGATTTGATCCCTACTCACCTTAGGCAATAGATAATAATTTTTAATATAATGAGGAGATGAAAATAATATTATGAGTTTACCAGTAATTAATACACCAACCTATGAGTTGGAAATACCGTCAACTAAAGAAACGTTGATTTATAGACCATTTTTGGTTAAGGAAGAAAAAATACTTTTGATGGCTATGGAAGAGGATAACGATAAAACCACGATTAGGGCAATAAGACAAATCGTAAAAAATTGTACCTTTGAAAAGTTTGATATTGACAATCTTCCTATGTTTGATTTGGAGTATATATTTTTAAATATTCGAGCTAAATCAGTAGGAGAAGTTGCAACGATTAGACTTTTATCACCAGATGACGGAAAGACTTATGTTGAAGTGCAGATACCTTTAGAAGAAGTCAAAGTTAAGTTTAATAAAAAACATAAAAAGGTAGTTAAACTAACTGACGTTATTTCAATTGAAATGTCTTATCCTAATTTAGAAGTAATGACTAAATTAAATGAAAATGCAAAAACAAACGAAGTCTTTAATATAATCGGAGATTGTGTAGAAAGAATTATTGACGGAGAAACAATTTACGAACGAACGGATTTTACAAAAAAGGACTTATCAACTTTTTTGGATAGTTTAAATACAAAACAATTTCAGGATGTACAAACTTTTTTTGAAACTATGCCAAAATTGACTTATGATGTTGAGTTTGAAAATCCAAAAACCAAAAAAATGAATAAAGTAACATTGGAGGGTATGCAAAGTTTTTTCGGATAGCTCTTTCTCACGATAATCTAGAAAATCATATAAAATTAAATTTTGGTTTGATGCAGCATCACAAATATAGTTACCAAGATTTAGAAAACATGATTCCCTGGGAAAGAACAATTTATGTCACTTTATTATTGAATTGGTTGAAAGACGAGGAAGAGCGAAGAAAACAACAAGCAAGAAAATAATATGAGTGATGTTAAACAAGTATTAATAACAGAGAAAGTAAAAACTTACGAAGTTGACAAGTCAGATTTTTTGACAATTCAAGGATTTGACCAGAGTAAGACTTGGTATAATCAGACCGCAGGATTTATGGATACTTTGCGTTTGATTCCAAGACTATTGATGGTTGCCTATGGTTATGTGTTCTGGTATTCAACTCAATGGTTTATGAATTTGCCTGATCCGACAAATGCTCAGGCCGCATATATTTCTACAATTGTAGGTGCAGGAGCAGCTTGGTTTGGATTATATGTAGGTAGTGGACATAAACCAGCTTCAAAGGGTAAAGAGTAAAGTGGCTTCAAGAGAAGATTTTTTAAAGACTACTGAAAGGTTAGCCGCAGCTGAGGAAAAACTTGCTTTTGCTAGAACCAAAGAAGGCGAAGAAGTTGTTAAGGTAGAGAAAAGGTTAAAAAAAGTTACTAAAGAAACTAAAGACCTCGAAAGGTCTTTAAGAAATGTTTCCTGGGAAGAGTTAAACAAAGAACTTACGGATAGTCTTTTGGCACCTATAAAAGGTATGTTAATGACTATACCCGAACCCATCCGAATTTTAGGTAAGATGACCGGTAAGGGTATCATGGGATTATTTGGTCGCAAATCCACTAAGGGCCCAACAGAACCAGCAGAACAACAAGACACAACTCCCGCTGGAAAAACTTTGGGTGGAATGAATTATGTTTTAAGTGACAAAAAAACAGCTGAAGGTAAAAAACAGTGGGTGCAATATTTTTCAAAATCAGGTAAAACTGGTATAAACGCTTCAGCTGACATTAATGAACAACTTAATAAAGGCGGCGGCGAGTACATCAATCAATCCGGTGAAATAATTTCAGAATTACAAGAACAAAGTTTAGAACAACAACAAGAACAAACATCACTACTTCAGCAAATAGCAGACTTTTTTAAAGGTCCAGACAAGTCAACTCTTAGAGAATCTGCTTTAGAGACTATAACGGATCCAGCGCCAGTAGTAGAATCTAAAGATACTAAAAAACCATCTTTGCTGAGTAAAATTACAGGAGGTATTGATTGGAAGGGAATGCTTGGTGATTTGATGAAGTGGCTTGGTGGTGTTGCTACTAGTTTGGTTTCTGGAATAAAAGGAATTGGACCATTACTTGCAAAAGCAGGAGCTGCAGCTTTACCCTTTGCAATTTTTGCTTATGGACTTTATTCGCTCTTCAGAGTAGTTAAAGATTTTATTGCCGGATATAAGACAGACGGTATTGCTGGCGGTATTGGTCAAATGTTAGGCGGTGATGGTGAAGGTTGGGGTAATGCTTTTAAACAAGGTTCTAAGTGGGCAGGTATTGGAGCGATGGCTGGATTTGCTCTTGGTGGTCCTGTTGGCGCATTAGTTGGTGGTATTGCTGGAATGGCACTTGGAGCATTATTCGGATTTATAGGAGGAGAAAAAATTACAACTTGGCTCAAAGGTGCAGGCGAGGCTGTCTCTAACGCTTGGACATCTTTCACAGGATGGGCTAGTGGTTTGATTTCTAGTGTAGCAAGTTGGATTTATTCTTCTTCAGAAGTAGATGAAAGTGGACAACTTTTAAAACCTCAAAAACTTTTCGGTATAGAATTGCCCGGTCTTCCAGATATAGGAGATATTGTTTCCAATGCGTGGAATAAATTAACTGGCTGGATAACTTCCATAGGAAAATTCTTTTATAATGAAGAAGAAGGAACTGTTTTGGGTATGGCTTTACCTGAGATGAATTGGCCGTCTATAGGAGATATAGGACAAAAAATTAAAGAATGGGCCAAAGGATTTTTACCAGACAAAGACAGTTTTATTGGAAAATTTATTCCAGATGCTGTATTTGAGTGGTTAGATATGCCGGTTCCAACAAAAGAAGAAAAGATCGCTAAAAAAATTGAGGATTTAGATAAAAAACAAAAGGGAATTGAGAGTGAACTTAATTCTCCTGATATCTATAATGATCCTGATAGACAAGCGGCACTTGACGCCGAACTAGAAGATATTAATCGCCAACGAGCAGAACTACAGAAGGAAGGTATGACCTTACCAGCAAAACTTGGCGACAAATACGTCGATATGGATACTATTGAAGGTCGCAGAGAGTTTTATCAAAATGCTACTGATGAAGAATATGCGACTATGTTCAAAGATGTAGAGAAAAATAAAAATTTTAAAGGGTCCCGCGGCGGAGAAAACGCTAGATTATTTGCTCTTAATAACGAAAGGGACGAGAGGAAATTGACTGAAGAAGAAAAAAAAGCTTGGGCAAATTTAGAATCTTTAAATTATGCTTTCGGTTTTAATATATCAGCTTTAAACTCGAGCAAGTTTTATGCTGACGATGATACTGCAAAACAAGAAATGTCCACCTACAATAAACAAATTGACGCTATAGGAGACGTTCGACAATTGCTGATTAGTGATCTGCAAACTGAAGATGCAGATGGCAAGAGTTTCCGTACCATCGACGATGACTTTAAAAAAGTTTCTTGGGATCAATGGCAAGGCGATCCAGAGAAATTAAGAGAATTGGGTATATATAGTATCGAAGATATTAAAAGACATCAAGAAATAACAGGTTCAGTCTATATGGATGCTTCAAATAAAGGGCGAGGAACTGTAGTAGAAGGTATGTATGATAGAGCCAACTATATGCAGCAATCTGTGTCTACTGCTGCAGCTGCAGAATCCATGGCAAAGGCACAAGGATTATCAGCAAGCGCAATTGTTAATTCAGGCAACACTACAAATAATTCAAACGTTGTAAACAATACGATTGTTAAACAAGGGGCATCTGATCCACATACGGCCAAACAAAGATGGTCATCTAACGCTGGATTTGATCCCTACTCACCTTAGGCAGTAGAATATGCTAATTAAAAAATTTATTGCTGTCGTATTATTTACGATATCATTTCCTGCTTTGGGTCAAGAATTAACAGAAGCTGAACTTATCAGTAATCTATTAAACTCTACTGTAAAGATTGCAACATATAGTGAATCTGGTCCTTCATCTTCGGGTTCTGGCGTAATCGTATCGAATAAAGGATTAATACTGACAAATTATCATGTGGTTCATAGATCAAAACGAATTAAAATTTGGGTGTATGAAAATCAAGACGGCAGATATTATGATGGATTTATTCTTGCTGTTGATCCTGCAGCCGATCTTGCTTTGTTGTATGCAAATTTAGAGGAAAATGACAACCATCACGTTTCTCAGTTTGAGGACATGGAAGGTATTATCTTTCCAGGAAAATCAGTAATCGCAGTAGGACATCCTTTAGGATTAGATTGGACAGTAAGTAGAGGCACAATCAATGCACTTAATCGACCTAGTTTTATAACTCCATATATTAATCTAATTCAACATGATGCTACTATCAATCAAGGATCAAGTGGTGGTCCTCTTTTTAATGAGAGAGGCAATCTAATCGGCATTAACACCTATATTATTGCTCCACCAGAGAGTGGCATTCCAGTTTATAGTGGATTTGGATATGCAGTTCAAGGAGATGATGTTCAAGCTTCATTGTTAAGAATGGCGACAGTTGGTGATGTTCAAGGATTTAGGCCAGCGTTTAAAATTAATATATTGGATCTAAATGATGATTTAGAGACTGAAATCAAGAATGAAACTCCTGCAACTTATGTGCCTAATACTTTTGGATTACTTGTTGCCGATTTAAATCCTGGCGATTATGGATTTGAACAGGGATTGAGAAATTTCGACGTAATTGTTTCTGTCGATGGATATCCGGTTAATAACATTGCAGACCTTGCTATGTTTCTTAAATCCGCACAGAAGTTTCCTGGTGATGAAGTGTATCTTTTGGTCAATCGAGAAAAAAAGTTTATTCTTCTAACATACACATTATCCGAAATAGATGTTCCTATTGAATTATATGATAGAGAACGACCAGGAAGAAACGAAGAAAATGACTCTTAACTGTTGACTTTTAGAATATAGCATGATATTATTATGACATGAGTGAAAAAAATAAAGTTAAAGAAAGCTTTTCATACGAAAATTTTGTTGGTAAAAAGATAGAAGTATCACAACCAACACTTGAAAATCTTTTTGATGATGATATAAAAGTTCCAGAAACTTGGCGAGATCATTGGCAAGATATGCCTGAGTTTGAACAAAATGATAATGCTCCATATAAAACGATCAACGTTCATTTCCGAACAAAAGAAGATTATGAGGACTTCTCTAAAAAAATAGAGCAGTCTCTTACAATTAAAACAAAATCTATCTGGCATCCAAAACTCGATATAACCAAAAACTCTTTACTTCGATGGATGGAAGATGACGAATCCTAAATATCCTGTTTATATTATTAGTAAAGGCAGACACGAAAGTATGTTCACTTCTAGATCATTATCTAGAATGAATGTTCCACATTATATTACTATTGAACCTCAAGAACTAGAGCTTTATGAAAAGGCTCTAGATAATTTTAATATCAGAAAGTATGTAACACTACTCGTAGCACCCTTTAGCAATCACGGAGACGGTCCAGGACGTGCGAGGAATTGGTGTTGGGATCATTCCATTAGTATAGGCGCAAAGAGTCATTGGGTTCTTGATGATAATATCCAAGATTTTTATCGTCTGCATAAGAATATGCGAATTCGTGTCGGAACAGGTGTTTGTTTTAGAGTTATGGAAGATTTTGTGGACAGATATGAAAACGTGATGATTGCTGGTCCGCAATATAGATTTTTTTGTGCACCAAATCAAAAATATCCAGCTTATGTAGCTAATACCAGAATATACTCAACATTACTAATAAGAAACGATTGTAAGCACAGATGGAGAGGTCGCTATAATGAAGATACCGATATCTGCTTGCGAGTCTTAAAAGACGGAGATTGCACGGTACAATTCAATGCATTTTTGCAGGGTAAATGTGCTACTCAGACTGTATCTGGTGGTAATACCGAAGAATTTTATCATAAAGAACTCGGCTTAGATAACGAGACAGGCGAGGCAATTCGCTCTGATAATTTAGAAGTAAAAGATCGGTACAATGTATCCGGAACTGTTGCAAAATCTCAAATGTTGGTAGATATGCATCCAGATGTTGCTAGTATGGTATGGAGATACGGTCGTTGGCACCACTACGTCAATTACGAGCCGTTCAAGAAAAATAAACTCAAGTATAAACCCGACGTTGTTGTAAAGAAAGGCGTAAATAACTATGGTATGAAATTAATAACAAATTATACAGAAAAAGTATAAATAGTTTCATGCATGAATACTCCTGTAAGATCATTAAGGTGATAGATGGAGATACTGCTGATGTCGATATTGATTTGGGATTTGGTGTATGGTTGAGAAATCAGC